GGGGTTGGTGCGGCACTTTTGCAGCGTCCCCTTGATCTTCTTGACTGCAACGGGAAGGGGTTTACGACCGGCCATGTGGACTAAAAAAAAGAATTTCAATTTGCACGCGCAAAAAATTGCGCAAGCGCACGCATCTTTGGGTACCAAACGTAGAGATTCAGACCCCCTACCCCCCTGCACTGCGCCGCGAAGTCTCCGCAGCCGTCTTGCGGTTATGGCAAGGCACACACAGTGCTTGCAGATTGGCTGCATCCAGGCGCGCACCACCGTCTTTGATCGGTACAACGTGGTCAACCACCGTTGCAGCGACCGTTAGCCCTTGGTCAGCACACGCCCGGCAAAGGGGGTGCAGGCGCAGGAGACTGGCACGCAAGCGCCGCCAATTTGCCGATTGATAGAACCCGACCTCGGTATCAAAACTACGCCTTGCGCGCCCGTAATCCCGATGAACAAGCGCACGGTGGGCGGCGCAGTAGCCAGGCGTTGAGAGCACAGCCATACATCCCGGGTATCTGCAAGGAGTAGGCGCACTTCTTGGCATCTCAATCAACTTTCAAGGAATAAGCGACACGTCGCGAAATCAACTTGGCTTCTTCTTGAATCAGAGCGTCAATGCTCTACATCGCAACGCACACAGGAGATTGCAATGACCACCGAAGCCGCCACCACCTTCACCCTCGACGAGCTTGGATTCATCCAGCTCGCCCTGAACAAGGTCCTGGTCGCAGTCGCCAACGGCGAGCTTGACCTCAACAACCTTGCCCGCAAGGAACTCGCCAACCGGGGCCTGGACAAGCAAGGCCAGTGGGTTGGTTTTGACAAAGCCAATCAGATCCACAACGCATGAGGACCCGAACCATGAAACAACCCGACAAACAAAAAGTCATCGAGAAGATCGCGCTCGACCATCTGTTCATCGAAACGCTGGAGACCCAGCACCGCGATCGGCTGGACTTTCATGACGTCTCGGTCTGGGCGGTCAAGAGCGCCCTTGAAGCCGCCTACGCCGCAGGGATCGCAGCAGCACAAAACACATCAACAACATCGAAAGGCAAGAAATGAAACTCACGGACACCCAGCGCAGCCTGCTCGAAGCAGCGGCCAAGCATCCTCAAAAACTGTTGACCGACTTCCCGGCCAACCTCAAAGGCGGCGCACTCATCAAGGTGCTCACCGCCCTGGGCAACGCAGGACTGATTGCCCCACACAACAAGACTCCCGAGGGCAACACGCAGTTCGTGATTTCCACCGCAGGCCTGGAATCGATTGGCTTGACCCCTCAGCAACCACCCAAGCAGCGCGAGGGCACCAAACAGGCCACCCTGATCGAGTTGCTCAAACGCCCAGAGGGCGTAAGCCTGGCCGAGATGGTTCAGGCCACCGGCTGGCAGCAGCACACCGTGCGAGGTGCCATGGCAGGCGCCCTGAAAAAGAAACTGGGCCTGAACATCGTGTCAGACAAGACCGATGGGCAGGACCGCAAGTACCACATCACCACCGAAACCGTTTGAGCCGCCTATGAAAACATTGACGATCACCATCGAGCGAAAGCCAATCACCGTGAATTTCGACGGCAAGAGCATCGAAGTAGATGAACTGGGCATCCGACTACCCTTTGGCAGAAAACCCGCTGACATCACAGAAATCGCCGCTTACGGTGACTACACGGTCTATGTCTCCGACACCCGCGAGATGACTGCTGAGGAATTCGACGGCTTTGCGATGAACCTATTGATGTCACGCGACTGGCTCAAGGGCAAAGGCGGCTACATCGGCAACGGCAGACTGTGCGTAATGGTCCACGCCCCAGGTCGTCCTTACCTCTTCATAGACCCATCCGGCGGGGATTACGCCCGGTACGTCGCTCGCTTGGGCTGATCTGCACCCGAATTTCCCGGGCAATTAAGATCAGGAGCCCTGCCCCGCAGGGGTCTCTTGCACCGGTGCATCGCCAGCACTGGTGGTCAGCTCGGCAAACTTCACGCCATCCTCCGAGCGCACCGCCTGCTGACCGGTGTACTCCTCCCAGCGCTTGACGATCACATCCACGAACTTTGGATCGAGTTCCATGAGCCGTGCCTGACGCCCGGTCTTCTCACAGGCAATCAGGGTGGTGCCCGAGCCACCGAAGAGGTCCAGCACGATGTCCCGGCTCTTGGACGAATTCTTGATGGCCCGCTCGACCAGCTCGACCGGTTTCATGGTCGGGTGCAAGTCATTGACCCGAGGCTTGTTGTAATTCCAGATATCCGACTGATCGCGGTCACCACACCAGAAGTGATCAACGCCTTGTTTCCATCCGTACAGGATAGGTTCGTACTGACGTTGATAGTCCGATCGGCCAAGGGTGAAAGTGTTCTTGGCCCAGATGATGAAAGTAGACCATTTGCCGCCTGCATCAATCCATGCTTTTTGTAGCGTGTGCAGTTCTGAGGAGCTCATGCAGACGTAGCAGGCTCCTTTGGTCACCACCAGCAAGTTAAGGCAGGCGTCGTACAGAAATTGGTAGAAGCCGTCGCCCAAGGCGTCGTTGAGGATACGTCGATCTTTGCCCCGCATCTTGTCCTTGGCGCTGTTGCCATAGTCCACGTTGTAGGGCGGATCGGTGAATGCCATGTCCGCGAGTTGCCCACCCATGAGGCGTTCCACATCTGACAAGACCGTTGAGTCGCCACACAGGAGGCGGTGGTTGCCGAGAATCCACAAGTCCCCAGTTCTGGATACGGGATCTACTGGTGCTTCTGGGATTGCATCATCTTCGGTCAAACCACCGCCTACTTGATCACCATTTAGCAGGCGCTCAATCTCATCGTCCCCAAAGCCGAGCAAGTCGAGATCAAAATCCACGCCTTGAAGCTCTTGCAATTCGAGCTTGAGTAACTCTTCATCCCAACCCGAGTTCAACGCGATTCGGTTGTCGGCCAGGATGTAGGCCTTCTTTTGTTCAGGACTCAGATGGCCCAGCTCAATGACGGGCACCTCTGCTAATTCAAGTTTTCTGGCAGCAGCCAAACGGCCGTGGCCAGCGATCACGCCCTTGTCGCCGTCAGTCAAGATTGGATTGGTCCAACCGAACTCACGAATGCTGGCAGCGATCTGGGCGATTTGTTCTTCACTGTGGGTGCGGGCATTTCGCGCATACGGGATGAGCGAATCGACCGGGACCATTTGGATCTCGGGTTTCATGAGCAAATCAGGGGAGTAGTGCTGCCCTTGATCGCAGTGAATGCGCCAACAGGAAGCAGAAATGAAAAGTGGAAAGGAATGTCTTGCACTCCTTTCCACACCGTAGCTGAAAATGTACGCTCAAATGGGATGATTTGTTGCAAGGGCTAAATTCGCTCACCCACCACCTCACGCCCGCACTACATATCAACCTCTCCAATTCCCTCTAATTTCCTCTGTGAAATACCCAAGGCGTTGAGTTGATCTGCCACCGTCTGCAACGCTCGTTGCCAACGTCGCCAAGCAGTGGTCCTGTCACACGCAAATCGACGACCGATCTGATGCCAGCCATATCTCTTGGCACGCATCCAGACTAAATGCCTCTGGTCTATCTCAAGCCATTGGACCCACTTCATGGTCTCCAGCATTCTTTCAATTGCCTCAGGGCTTGGGCTCATTGGCCTGTACACCCGCTCGGTATCTGGGTAACGAGAGGGTGTTTGCATGGCCAGTGACATCCATGGATTGTTGTAACCCTGAACGCGGACGGGTGGAAGTCGGTAGGCCGTATGAGCGGCGTCAAGAAACCGGGCTTCCACATCATCCATGCCCCATATAGGTTTTCTATCCATGCTTACCTCCTGAACCATAGAGGCGCTCGCCAATACGACGAATGAACTCCCGCTCAAGGAAGTCCAGCCGTTCGTCTTGATCTGAGACAACCAGGATGTGTTGCTCACGCCAACCTGAACGCTTGACAGCATCCAGATCTGTCACGACAGGCTGCACTTTGCCAAGAGCGCAGCGATACGGTTGTGCTGGGACTTTCATCTCACGCCTCCTGTGTCGTCTGACGATCGCGTGCCAGATAGGCCAATGCAATTGCGTCTGCTTCGTTGTCGTCTGCAGGTTGGTGACCACGTGCTTGAACGCTTGCGATCATTTCTTCCTTACCTGCATTGCCCTTGCCGGTTGCATGCTTCTTGATCGTGCCGACCGGTATGCCTTCGTAGGGGATCTGATGGTGCTCACACCAGGCTGTCAGTTGGCCCATGAAGCCACCGTATGCATGGGCGGCATCCACACCCACATGCCTGCGTACTTCTTCAAACACGACCAGGTCAACGCCTGTGGTGCATTGCTTCACGTCCGTGAGCCAGCGTTTGAATTTGAGGAATCGCATGCCACCACCTTCGAAGCGTTGGGGCTTAAAGGATTGACTTCCACTTGTGATCTGACCGTCTGCATCCATCAAGGCCCATCCAGTCGTTGTGCCCAAGTCCAAGGCAAGAATCGTCATGTTCATTTCATCTCCAGAATTTGATCGGGTGACGGGTTGGACAGGTTTCACGGTTACTCCTCTATCGTGTGTGTGCGCGCACGCGTGAGGGGTTAATCAGTAAGACTGTCAAATCCGTCACCATGGTTTGGTTCAATCGTCTCGGTATGGGTAGCCACTGCCGCTATGAGGCTTAGGTCGTAGACTGATTCCCGCGATTGCGCGCGCACCGCCATGCAGTCGGCATTTCTCGAACTTGCGGGTCGACATCAGCTCCGAGAACCGCTTTATCGAGCCCACGTACTCGCCAGCACGCTCGGCCCACTCACGCCAATCAGTGAAAAGGTTCGATACGCCTTCGCGATGGGTCTTGCTCAAAATGCAGCGCTCTTCGATCCACTGACCCAGGGCGTCTTCCGCTTCGAAATACTCTTCGGTTGCCGATACCACGCACTCGGGTGGACGCAGGCCATCGCGTTGCCACGCGAGGCACCCTTCGACCGCCCAGGCCAAAATACCGTCACGCTCTGCGTACAGTTTCTCGGTCAGCTTGCCGTCACGCCTCTCGGGCGGGATCGTCACCGTGAAGGGGATCAAGTGCAGACGCCGCTTCATCGCCTCATCCACATTGCGAATCGATGGCTTGTGGTTGCCTGCGATCAGCAGCTTGAACTGCGGGATGTACTCGAAGAAGTCCTGACGCATGAAGCGAGCAGACACCTTGTCACCACCCGTGATGGCCTTGACCTTGGACTCATTCCAGCGCCTGCCTTGCTCGGTTTCCACTGACGCGACAAAGCGTGCGCCGCGCAGACCTGCCAGGTCGGTCGGGTGACGATCGCCCCGGGCATCCATGAAGGTGTCCATGGGTGCGCTCGTGGCGTAGTCGCCCAAGATGCTGGCTAAGGTATTCACGAACACCGACTTGCCGTTCGCGCCGGTCCCGTACAGGAAGAACAATGCATGGGCACTGGTTGCACCGGTCAGGCAGTAGCCCGCCATGCGCTGCAAGTACTCCTGCAAAAGCAGGTCGCCGCCGGTCACGTCGTTCAAGAACGCCTTCCACTGGGGACAGTCACCCTTTGGCGTGGCCGTCGCAATCTTGGTCATGCGGTCTGCACGGTCATGCGGACGCGTGACGCCCAACTTGAGGTTCACTACGCCACCAGGGGTGTTGAGCAAGAACAGGTCTGCGTCCCACTCCTCAGTGGTGGATGCATGACGGCGATCCGACCTGGCCATACGATCGACACCACCCACGGTGCTACTGGCGAGCAACTTGGCTGCCAGGCGATGCGAGTCCACCTTGAGCGCGGCCTCACGGCAGATGGCGCGAATGAGGTGATGAGACATCAATGTCTCATCGGGTTGCCAGCGGCAACCGGTCCACACCAGCCACTTGCCCCAAGCCGCGCAATAGCGCCACTCGTCTGCATAGCGGGAGGTGAACGCCAACGTCAATGCATCGTCGGTTGCCCACACCGTGGCGTCCTGAGACGTCATGGCCTTGGTGGTCTTCACGCACATACGCGGCCCAGAGGCAATGAACGTGGTCACATCAAAGCCCTCGTCCATTGCATCGGCAGCGTCCCAGCCATCAGCCTTGTCATCGGGCGGCAAGAGAACATCGCAGGAATGCGCGCCCGCATCCAGGACAGCTTGCGCCGCCGTCATGGCGTACTCCCAGCCTGGCTTGTCTCGGTCGGGCCAGATCAAAATGGCCTTGCCTGTAAGTGGTGACCAGTCGGTTTTGTCCACAGGGGCATTGGCCCCGTGCATGGCAGTCGTGGCTGTGATTCCAGCTGCGATCAATGCCTGGGCACACTTCTCACCCTCGACCAAGATCACTCGTTCGGCAGCGAGCATCCCCGGCTGGTTGTACAGCGGGCGAGGATCGGGTGGAGCCATCTTGCGACGCTTGGCATCCCAAGGCCGGAACTCCTTCTTGCCCCCTGGCGGGTCATAGCGATAGACCACTGCAATCAGATGACCGGTGGGGTCAAAGTAATCCCACTTGGCCGTGGCTGGTCCCAACTCGTCGACCGGAGCATTTTTCTTGGCTTTACGGGATTGGGTCGGTACTGCCTGGCCAACCAGATCCGCCGCGTAGTCCAACACCCGAGGAAAGTCGGTCTGCACATCGACGCCCAGGTAGGCTGCGATCAGACCAAAGATGTCACCGCCATCACCGGTAGCGCGATCGGTCCACAGACCTGCTTTCTCTGCGTCGAGCACCACCTCAAGGCTGTCGCCGGGGCTGCCCAGCACATCTCCCATCAGAAATTTTCCACGACGTTTTTTGCCTGCGGGAAACAGTGTGCAGAGCACCGACTCCAGACGAGCTATCAGCGCCGCACGCAACTGCTCGCGGGTGGTTTCGGTGTCCTTGTGCTCGGGTGAGTCGTTGTCGTTGAAATCAAGCATCCGACGACTCTCCCTGCGCATTTGCTTCGGCTTCTGCTTGCGCTTGCGCGTGCATCCAAGCCATCAGCTCGCTCACCTTGAAGCGGACCATCTTGCCGACGCGGTAATGCGGCAGGCCAAGACGCTGGCGATCTTTGGGGTTCGTGAGCAAGTACATCGGCAGCTTCAGGCAGAACGCTGCCTCTCGTGCATCGACCAGTCGCTCGGTAAGAATTTGATTAACGTCCGTCATTGTTTTGTCTCCAGCATCGGTCCTGCCATGCGCACATCCGGCATTCAAAATGAGTGGGGTCTTGATAGGCGCGAACGAGAAGCTCGCCCGCCTCGGTTGCAGAGATCACCTTGAGCGCACGGTCAGACATGCGCTGCGCAAGCGCCGCATCAAAAGGCACCAGCTCTGTGTAGATCTCCATGGTGTCGGCGTTCACCGCCGTGAAAACCGCAGGGTTTTCGTGCAGCTCCAGGTAAGCCTGATACAGCACCACTTGGGCGTGATAGATCGGCTTAGAGATGGCCAGCTTGTTCTTCTCGAGGTCACGCCACGACTTGGAACCGAGGCACTTGTTCTCCCACAAAGCGGGGTACTTAAAGCCATCGGGACCGCCGACGATCACGCCATCAATGTGTCCGGCCAAGCGGCCATCAAGCGCAGCAAAGCCAAACTGCTCACCATTGGCTTTGGTCGTGCGCAGGTCAAACCCTGCATCACGCAGCCACTGGATCATGCTGTCCTCAGAACGATGGCCACGCTCAAAGATGCGCAGCAAGCGACCAGGATGCTCACGCCCAGGATCCACGGGAGCCTTGGCGAACTCGTACTGCAAGGCACGCTCACACGAGACGCCCAAACGTGAGGCGCCGAGGTAACTTCTCGGGCGTTGCTTGGCATGCACACGCTGCATTCCGGCATCAATCAGCGCGCTGACCTGGCCAGCGATGCTGGAGGTGGAGTTGAAATCCATCATTTCTTGTCTCCCTCCACCACCCAGGGCAAGTCATCCTCCAGATCCGCGAACGGATGGGCCAGAGGATCAGGCGTTGGTGGCAGTCCACGCACGGGTGGGAATTTCGTCTGCTCGTGATGCGCCAGCATCGCGTCGGTCCAGCATGTCACGATGGCATCGATGACGCGCAGGGCTTCCGCTTCTGAATACTCGCCCAGTGGTTTGTCGAATCCAATCTCGCCAGCCGACTCTCCGAATGCCTTAAGGCATTTCTTCATTGAGGCCAGTTCAATGTCAGAGGGATCGATCATGGGTACCTCCTTCAGATCGATTCGCCCATCGAGCGCGCGCTGCCAGTTCCCGTACATCGCATGGAACGTGTCCTGACATTTTTTCGAGCAGAAAACCCAGTCGATTGGGTAGCGCCGGGGATTGCCCACACCGTGACGGTTGTCGGTGTGGCCGAAACCCCGGGCCTGTCTGTTGCAGACCCAACATTTCATTACCCCCCCTTACTGAGCCCAACTCGGTTTGCCCGAGACAGGTGCGCGATGCGTCTGTGTATGTGCCTGAGCGTGAGCGCTACCAGCAGGAGATGCTTGATAGGCTGCGGCAGGACGTTGTGCAGCAGATGTGGCCCCACGGGAGTAATCTGGCTGATCCGGCTCCACCGCCATCTTCACGACGTTGCGCAACTCACCGCGACCATCTTTTTCCACATCGATGCGCGCCACAAACTCAATGCCATCGAGCTCATTGAAGCCTTGGATGCGACGGGCGGCAGCGGCCTGCGGTGAGTTGTCCTGCGGCTGGATGTTGCGCGAGGAGTTGAGCACCGCACGGATGAAGGTGCGGCCCATGTTTCCCCAAGCGGGACCCTTTGAGCTGTGCAGACCTACGTTCGACCACATCTTGCGACGGGCATATTCACCATCCAGGATCACGAACTCACAGGCCAAGAAGATGCTGCCCGTCTCAAAGCTCTGGGTTGCATAGCCGCCCGTCCAGCCTTGTGCTGCATCGTCATGACCACCGGGCTTGATCGTCATGCGCACCGGTGCCACCGTGCCCTTGGGGATCAGGTCAAAAGATTGTTGTTGTTCAGCGTCGTTGAAATCGTTCCAGGCGGACATGGTTTACTCCTTGATGTTTTGAGGTTGGGTTGCGGCTGCGCACTTTTCGATGAGCGCGAGCAGGTTTGGGGGTTCGAGCATTCCGAGCTGGCCTGAACGGTCTTTGGCTGGAAAGCCATAGGGGTTGAGCGTGTGCGTGACGAACGCGCGATACGGCTCGCCTTCATCGCTCTTGATCTCAGCGAGCGTCACGACCTCATCGACGATGCCGGGCAGTTCGGCTGCAGTCTTTGAGCCATCAATTTGCGGGACAAAAATCTTGCGATTGAAGTCGTCCAGTCGCTCGTCCAAGATGGCCACAAAAACAACGTGCTTGCCGCGCGCGTGTTGCAGGTGCATGAGCGCACCCAGCATTTCCGAACCCAGCAAACCATAGGCACCACGGGTGTCAGGTTTTCCAGTACGGTCGGAAACCGCCTGGGGTTGTGTCTTGGCCCAAATCAATGCCAGGCGCGCCAGCACTGTGATGCTGTCGACGAAGTAGCAGTCGTACTTGGCCAACTGAGCAGGATCACCATATTGTTCGCAGACATGTGCATAGTGGGCCTTTGAATATGGCGACTCCGGAGGCAGTGCAGGGTTGGGGCCAGCCAAGAACACAACCAGGTCACGGAATTCAGGCCAGGTGGTCGGGCGCACGCAGTCACCGCGCCAATCTTTAACAGCCAGGTCTCCGGCCTCGAGGTCGACGAACAATGTCTTGTCTTCAGGCAGGGTCTTGAGCTGGGTGGTCTTGCCGATGCCGCTCTTGCCGAGCAGAACCAACTTGACGCCTTTTTTCTCGCGCAGGCGCTGATCAGCGGTAATGATTGGAAGTCCCATCACGCCACCTCACGCAGTTCTTGAGCGACGCTCGGATTCCAGAGGATCTGGTAACCACTGTGGCCATTGCGCGAGTACGGCATCGCTTCTGCCCATGCCTCACCCGGTTCGGTCAGCTCCCACTCATCACGCTCGTTGCGCACCTGCAGACCCAGGTTGGCCAGGCGCAGGTTGGTGGTCTTGGCCGAGAGGCCGACCAGATTTCCCAGTTGCGTGGCATTGAGAGAGCAGATCGGCTCGTTGGCTGCGGGCAGCGCACGGCGCAATGTCTCGATGGCCAGGCCGGTGTTTTCATGAATGCAGGTCAGCGTGGCCGCCATGGCGATGCCCACCTTGACGCCAGGCACCTTGGCCACAGCTTCCCCAATCAGGAGCAGCGAAGTGACGCGGTCCTGGGTAGGTGCAGGCAACGCGGCAATGGCGGACACGGCATAGGAGCCTGTCTTGCGGATGGCAGGCAACACCTCGTGGGTGACCCAACGCTTGAAGCGTTTGGCTTCGGCCTTACGGCTGCCGAGCACCAAGGCATACAGCCCGGGCTCGTTCACCGTGGTCATTTCTTGGGTTCCACCAGGGGTGTGAATTGAATTCACCCCCTTTTCGTCGTCGTCCAGACGCTCGAGCGCCTTGCGATCAAGGCTGATAGTCGACAGCACGTCAGCTGCCACGAACCATGGTTCGCCTTGTGCGTCGGTGACCACACGGACCTGGCTGCCCTCAAAATCAAATGGGACAAGTTGCTGTTTCATGATCAGACCTCCGAGTCATGGGAAATGTGGAAAGAGGGCTTGCCTGCCTCGACCGTGCGGGCATCGGCGAATTGCTGCTGCAATGCGGGGGGCCAGTTCGTGTACCGAGATTCAGGCACCGACAACTTGACGTCGAGGTAGCTCTCAACGGCTTCGCCAGAGGCGACGATGCGCTCGGCGATGGTCTTGAGCTTCTTCTGATCCCAGGAGACTTTCTTGGGCAGATCGAACTTCACGTGTAAGCCATCGGCTTTGACGTGTGCGGTTCCGAAATCACGCCCAGAGGCGTTGAGGCTCTCGCGACCTTGTGCACCGAAGCGTTGGTCTAGAGCACCATCCAGTTTTGTGCGAGCCGCTTTGAGCCAGGCAATGGCCTGATCCAAATTGGTATCGACCTCCGCCAGTTGCTGCGCAGGTAGGTTGGCCAGCTGGGAAACAGACATCTCAGCAATGTCGGCAGGGAAAATGGACAAGTCATTCATCTCTGTCCTGCCGTCAGGCCGTCACACGCTCGGACGTCGAAACGTGCAGAGCGTTTTTCTCAAAATCCAAAATCATCTCGAGCGCATAGCTCACGCGCTTGGACAATTTCAGATACTTGGGACCACGACCTTCGCAGCGCCAGCGCTGAAGTGTTTTGGGGCTGATGCCCCAGCGCTGGGCCAGTTCGTTCTCGTTGAGCACCCGGCGATCTCCGGGTGACAGGGTGTTGATCGCTTCTTGAGTCGATCGGGTAAGTGAGGTTGCCGTTGCTGGCATGGATTACTCCTTTGACGTTGTTGAGGAACAGGTGTCATTGGAGATTTCGGGTGGCGAACATACGAGGGACCGATTGGCGAACCACGCGGAAACTTCTGGTTCGCCAGTGCCATACTGCAAAATGCATACTGGGCACTCGAGCGATATCGAATCAGCGATTCGTGCCTAACAAAAAAGTGAATCTGCGCTAAGCGAGGAATACCAAATGCCGCTCAAATTTGTTTCTGCCGTCAACCATAGCGACGAGACAGTCACCTTCGGATCTATGACCGTGCTCGTTGGACCGAACAACAGCGGCAAATCTCAAACTTTGCGGGACCTTCGAGACTTTGCATTAGGAGTACCAGAGAGCGCCCTCACTCTTTTCAAGAGCATCGACGTAACGATGCCATCAAAGGCAGACTTTCAAAAGCACTTCCATGTCTTGCCGTCAAAGGACTCTCCGACGAACGAGAACATCTTCGGCATAGGCGAAAGTCTCGTCAAAATTCACAACATGAGCGGTCATCTCGGCTGGTCAAATTCGCTGATCGAAGGCCCCAGCCAGCAACAGCGCCAGTCGCTAGGAAGGTATCTGATAAGTCATCTCCATGCGGGCACACGATTTGAACTGACCGCTCCACAAGAGGCCTACGATCTTGAGACAGAGGGTCCTTCACACGCGTTGCAAGAGTTCTTCCGCAGACGCCTTGAGGTGCAACCACTTGTACGACAAGCATTCACGGAGGCTTTCGGACGTGATATCGCGCTTGATTGGACGGCCATGAAGCGCTGGTACTTCAAAGTCGGCAACGCATTTGGCGATCTTTCTGATTCTTTGGATGAACTGAAAAAACAGCTTAGTGTTGGCCGGTTGCTTAAAGAACAAGGTGACGGCTACCAGTCTTTTACAGGGATCGTCATTGCGGCGATTGCCTTTCCAGATCGTCCTCTCCTGTTAGATGAACCTGAGGCATTTCTTCATCCCAAGCAGGCCCGTGTACTAGGCCGATTGTTAGGGCGACTGAGCATTGTTCGTTCCGCTCAGATTATTGTTTCTACACACAGTTCGGCGTTCATGTGGGGCGTTGTAAGCGAAAACGACAATGCAAACATCTTGCGGCTAAATCGCAAGGCCGATACGACACGCTACACCCAAGTGCCAGCTTCAACGGTAACAGCCCTTACGCACACCCCGCTACTCTCAAGTCAGCCCATCCTCGACTCGCTCTTCCATCAAGGCGTGGTTGTCTGCGAAGGTGATCCCGACCGAGCGATTTATCAATTTGTTGCACACCGGGTGCTTGCTAGCAAGGGAGGGGAAGATCTGCTTTTCATCCATACGAACGGTAAAGGTGCTGCGGATAAACCTGTCGAGTTGCTGAAAGGCGCTGGTGCTCCGGTGGCCGCCATTGTTGACATCGACATCCTCAACTCGAGTTCCCCTTTAGACAAAATTGTCAAAGCGTTGACCGGCGTAGAGATTCAGACAGATCTTGAGGACCGACGTGCACAGATTGGAAAATGGGTGCTCGAAATGCCCGAGGACCAGTTTCTGAAAAAACTGCTTGATGGCGTCAACACATGGATCACATCTCCCCATAGTGATGCCCGATCTTCCCGCAAGCGGCTCGAAAGCATACTGAAGGGGACTACATCCAAGTGGGAAGTAGTCAAAGAGTCAGGAATTTCTTATTTCACTGATGACCGGCTGATCGCCGTCAAGAGTCTGATTAAAGACCTAGCCACGATCGGTGTATTCGTTGTTCCCTGTGGAGAGCTCGAGCAATGGATTGATACTGGCGCGAGCAAGGGTAAGGAATGGAATCGGAAAGCACTTGAGCAACTTCAGACTGGCGGATGTTCGAAGGAACTCGAAGCTTTCATCCAGCAAGTAATCGACTTTTTATCGGATCCTGCTGCTATCGCTGCAAGAACGGCCTGATGATCTCCTTCAAACCTCGCGAATTCCGACACATCGTTTAAGTAATTCAAATAAAGGCAAGCAGCCTTTTTTGCTCCTCCCAGTCGCGTGGCAGTGGCTCATGACGCCCACGGATCGTCTGCAGGTTCAGGTGCCTTGGTTGGGACCCGTCCAGAATGGATTCAATGATGTCGGGTGCCAGATGCGCCATACGCATGACCTCCGCGACCCAGCCCGGCTCCAGCTTGAACGCACGCGCTAGATCTGTCGCAGTGGCGTACTTGCCCTCGTCGAGCAAGCGCTGCCAGTAAAACGCCTTGCCCAGCGTTTTGATCATCGGAATGTCCATGCCACCGGACATGACGTTGGCCCCAGTGCCTGGCGGTGGAGTCAGCAGCTTGCGGTTTTGTTTGCGACGGATCGTCAGCGGGACCACGGTCACACGCTGAGTGCCGTCCATGATTTGCCGCGCCGCTCCCCTCACCTCAATGCGCACATTGCGCAACCTTGGGTTGCCTTGATATGCCTCGCTCGTCATGCCACCACCTCATCTGCATACTCTTTGGCCTCTTCCACATATGGGTGCGCCACGATGCTAGGGTCAAGTCCGATCCAACCATCCTCGCGCCAATGGATGTCCAAACTGCCGTCCTTGAAGTCCACGCGTTCAATGAGCAACTGAGCAATGCGCTGTTGCTCCGCCGGGAACAACTGTTTCCAGACATCAGCAATTCGCCGCATCGACACCACCACCTTGTCCTCTTGAAGATCTGCTCCGGCACTGTGCTGCAGGCATGATCGCCACACACCAATCAATGCCTCCGGCTCCATCAGCGCCAGCTCGATTTCATTCAAAACCGCAGCCTCGACTTCAGCTGCCGGGAGCGCACCGATGCTTTGAGCGCTTCCATCTTGGGTTGCGCCTGCGCTGCGTCGTTTCTCCAAGTACGGCACGTAATACCGGTACATGCGACCATTTTTTTTCTTGGTGTAGTGATGGATCATGCGCTGCCCATCGGGTGCAAACAACAAGCCGCCCAACAGCGCTGGGTACTCGTCTTTGCGCTCTCTTGGGCCTTGCTTTCGCTTGTTGACGAACGCTTGCACGCCTTCCCACAACTCCTGCGAAATGATGCTGGCGTGCTGCGCAGGGAAGTACTCGCCCTTATGGCTGATCTCACCGAGGTAAATGCGATTGCGAAGCAGACAAAAAAGGTACTGCTGATCGATGGGGCGACCCGCACGGTGCTGTCCAGATTGTGTGATCCAGGACTTGGTGCTGTGACCTTCGATGTCCAACTCACGTACCAAGCGTGCTGCCGAACCGTGCTCTGCGTACCGACGGAAAATGTCTTGCACCAGACTTGCCTCCCGCTCGTTGACCAGCAGTTTGCGATCAACCACGTCATAGCCCAGCGGGGGCGTACCACCCATCCACATGCCCTTGGCCTTGCTGGCTGCGATCTTGTCTCGGATGCGTTCGCCCGTGACCTCACGTTCAAACTGTGCGAAGGACAGCAGGATGTTGAGCGTCAGCCGCCCCATTGATGTGGTCGTGTTGAATTGTTGGGTGACCGAGACAAACGAGACGTTGTTGCGATCGAAAACCTCAACCAGCTTGGCAAAGTCGGGCAGGCTGCGCGTGAGGCGATCGATCTTGTAGACCACCACCACATCAATTTTTCTGGCCTCAATGTCTGCCATCAGGCGTTTGAGTCCAGGACGATCAATATTGCCGCCGGAGAATCCGCCGTCGTCGTAGGTGTCATCCAGCGCCAGCCAACCTTCATGGCGTTGGCTGCTCACGAATGAGAGACCAGCATCGCGTTGTGCTTCCAGGCTGTTGTACTCCTGGTCCAATCCTTCATCGGTCGACTTGCGCGTGTAGATGGCGCATCGCTTTTTGGGAATGAACGAGGGCGCGCTTGCCACTGAGGTGCGGGAGGTTCTCATGCGACCTCCTTCTTGGTGGACTTCAACCCAAAAAAGGCAGGCCCCGACCATGGGCAACCAGCGATCAACCGTGCGATCGCCGACAAGCTCTTGAATCGCTGGCCACGGTACTCAAAGTCGCGCACGCCGCGCACGACCACCTTGTGCTCTTGGTCGTCAAAGTAGCGGCTGAGCATGGTGCCAGGCAGCAAGCGATCCGCATCACCTTGCAAGCGCTTGGGAAGCACCCCTGTTTCTCCGATTTCCTCCAGCTTCTTACGCGTAGTCGGCTTGAGAGAGCCGAAGGCCTTTTCCTGAATCTTGTAGGCCAGTCGAGACTCCAGCCAGGTGCGATGGTGGTGCTTTGGTCGTTCATCAAAATGCGCGTCCCACATGGCCCATATGTTCTGCATGGGCAGGTGTGGAAGCTGCGCGACTTGCGCCGCGATGGATACCGTTTTTGATTGTTGTGCGTGTGTCGTCATGTGCAAACTCCTTCTTAGTGATCGGTGTTTGCATTCACGCTCTTCTGGCCAGCGAAGCCAAGTGAAACCTTCCTACTGTCGCGAATAGGTGAAGGTTTCTGCGCAGATGATTCAGCTTCGCGCAGTCGCAGCAGAGCCACTGCGATTAGATCGACGACTTCTTGTTGCGGGTGTCGAGGGCCTGCGCTAGCCCTGAGATTAGAGATTTGTTCGTTGTTGTGCATGGTCAGCGTTCCAGTAGAAAACGCTTGTCATGCTATGGGTCAAGGCCACTTCGCGTAACATGATTTAGCGGAAGTGCGTGGGTATGAGTGCTCTTGCCCGGTCAGAAAATCAGGGCTTGCGAATCGCCTCAATGATCGACTGGATCTTCACGGCAAGAATTGCCTTCGACGCAGAATGATGCTCGATCAAAATTCCGGCGAGCCTGGGTGTGAACTGAGCTGTCGGTGAAAACGATTGTGGATCAATTCGCCCAAGGTCAATCAATACCCCACCGCTAGCTCCGTGGGGAGTGATTGAAGCCGTTGTCTCACCAGTGAAGGTTTTCGATTTTTTTGCAAACTTCAACAGCAAGTGCGTGTCTTGAGACGCTCCGACGACGTTGAAGACTTTCTCGTCCGTGTAAGTGGTGGAGCTGTATGCCCATGCCTTTCCATGCACATGAGTTCCGGTGACTGAAATCGGCTTCGGCTTATTGCGTGATGCGGGATATCCCAAGGCCATGAAGCATCTTCCATCCAGAGCTACCCTATTTTGGGAGATTTCGTTGGCATCTATGAATGCATCGACGCCGAGACGATTGGAAAAATCATTGGATACCTCCATGAACGCGAAGTCAAATTTGTCATCGGCTCTGCCTGATGCTGGGGCCTTAGTTATTCCTGCTATTCCCTCGATCGGTTCCAGCGCATTGCTGCCTGCTACATACAGGGTGGCTTGCTGATTCAAGTCGAGAACGTGAGCGGCAGTTACAAAATACCGTTTGCCATCGACGCGAAGCAAGAACGCGCTGCCAATTGCTTCAGCAGTTCCTGAAGGCGTAGCCCAGTAGACAGGACGAACTGATGGCAAGAAGCTAGACTGCGCTTGGCTGGTTCTTTCATTGATCCAAACTCGTACTGCTTTCTCTTGAGAAATGATCAATCCTGTCACCATCAGTCTTTCAAGGCCCGCCTCATCAGCGAGCTGGCGATTGTCCGTTAGAAGTGAACTGATCGAAGCTGTCGAAGCTCTCCTGATCCTGCCAAGAGTTATCCCACCTGCGCGGTTCAGCATCTTCAAGGATCAACAACGTCAGCACGCGATCTCGCCCGCCGTAGCTGTGTTTGAATTCCTGCAGCTTCATGTAGGGCTGTTCACCGACGCACCACACTGCTGCGGACATATCGATCCCGTTCCACTCCTGCGCGATGGACTCATCTGCTGCAACGGTATCGCGCAGAGGCTCTGCAGGATCATTCAGCCTTCGAATACGGGTGTTGCTCAGCACAGCACTGCGGCTTCTCCATTCGTACTTTAGAAAACCGTTGTCCCAGTGCAGCAAGATCGCACGCTTCTCCGTGAACTTGATGAAGCGGATGCACAGGGCCTCGAACGACACGCCGAATGTTTTGGCCAGGCCACTGAGTAAGTACAGGTCAATGTTCTGACTGGTGATGCGATCACGCAGGACATCGCCAGGCATCAACAGGTTGCTGGCGAATTCATCCGCTTCGCGTTCAATGTTGGCTGCAGTGTCTTGGCTGAAATGAACCGCGGCTTTGTCGCAGTTGAAGGTGCGTCGCTTTGACCTGTGCAAAACGAAGTGGCCCAGTTCGTGAGCGATGGTGAATCGTTGACGCTCAGGACTGGCGTCCGGGTTGTAGAAGATCCCCCACTCGGCAGGATCATTCGGGTTACAAACCAACATCCCCTCAACACTACTTACGGTTGATGCCATGGGGGGCTTGATGATTTTGACCCCCTTGCCGTAGGGCGTAGTTGGCAGCCCCTCACGAACCATGTCGAGATCGATGTACGCAGCCTTCTCCTCAGCGGCGACACGCATCCAACGCAGGATCATGTTCGCCGCTTTGCTTGGGGTCAGGTCTGCGCTGGCGCTCAACGCTTGGGTTCCTCTTGTGCAGTGCCGGGGAACATCAGCTTCATCATGTCTTGAACGCGATTTTTCTCATCATCCGACATGGTGGCGTACTGGCGAAAGAACGCCACATCTTCAACTGTGGCCTCGGGGACCTGTTCGTTGGTCTCGTTCATGAGGTCTTCCATCGTGACCCCCAGAACCTTGGCTAGCAGATGAACCCGCTCGGCGGAAGGGCGCTGGCCCTCTTTCATTTCCAGTTCCCAGATGTATGCCTTGGTGCAGCCAACTGCGTCGGCCACTTGCTGCAATGTCAGCTTCTTGGCCTCCCGCAGACGTCGCAATCGCGCTCCTAAGGTCGATGCCATGGCACAGCTCCTGTCTGAATCAAAACAGCCAAAAAGTATAGCACCAAGATACACCATCCACCACCATGTTCTACGTGGTTTGACAAGCGGAAATAAGCGGGACACAATTAAGCTGTATCTCGCCACTTTACTTTGACGGGGTATCTGTTTACCACCTGTCGGCCAGCGCCAGCATCCCCTGCACGCAGAACACCGACATTTCACAAGGACCAAGATAATGAAAAAAACCTTTGTCGATGTGCTGCTTGAGCTGCCCGTAGACACCACTTTGCAGAGCTTCCTGGCGACCAACGGGCTGCCTCTGCCGGACGATCTGTCCTGGTCGGATAGCCAAGAGGTCACCCAGACCGTGATCGAGGCCATCCGGTCTTGGCCCGACGGAATTGCCCGTGACGAACTCATTGCCAAACTCATGGCAAGCGTTGGACTGGGGGATGCGGCGGGCAAACAGGCGATGTTTCAGGTGGCCCAAAAGGACGGTGCCGCATTGATGGGGCTGGTCGCCAGCCAAAGTGACATCCATCGCTCGTTCTGGCTGTACGTGAACCACCCCGAGCTGTTTGATCTCGCCGGAGATGTGGACTTCTTCGAGCGCCATGGCACCCAAGCGCAACAGAACGATCTGGGCGTCAAACGCAAGCCCAACACCTCCGAAGCCTCAATGCTCGGCATGCGCCAATCCATCTCGGCGTTCTATCAGCGGGAGCTGCAATGCGGCGACGGCAGCGTGGCATACGTGCTGGAGCGTTCCCCCGATGTCTATCTGCTGACGGTCCACGTCAAGGATCTGGCAATGCTGCGTCTGGAGTTCGAAGGCTCGAACCTGACCCGTCGCGTCGGCAATCCCAATATTCACATGGTGTTGGAGTATTCGGCCAAGACCGGTGTGGCGCGCACGCTAGTCAAGGGAGGGGTCAAGTACCACACAATGCTGCTGGAGGCATTCGCAGAGCATCTGCTGGGCACGAAGGTCGATGCACACCGCATCAAGCCACCCACTCTGGACCTGTCTGCGTTGCGGCTGGGTTTTGATGTGCCCCAGGCGCTGACCATCGATGGGTTCATGGCGGTGCAGGTCAAAACCCTTTCACTGCTCAGCCCCCATGGTGACCTGAAGGTTGAATGCACTGCAACCGCCTCAAGCGACCAGCAATGCGTGACCGAACTGATCGCTGAGTCTTTCCCCAACGAGAACCCGCTCAAGCGCAACTGGCAGATCAACTCGGCGCACATCAATCTGTACTACCCACCCGAGCCCGGCAAGATGCGAGCGAAGGTCATCACCATTGAGGTCACCCGCAAAGGCCGACTGAACCTTCACAAGTTCGACGCCAAGATGCAAGCCCAGCTCGAAGGCTACTTGGTTTCCCTCGGCATTCTGGGGGCCGACCAAACGCTGAACGCCAATGAGCAGCAGCCCGGTGAAGACGCCTTCCAGTCCGAACCTGCGTACCAGGAGTAAGCGTGAACTCACATCATGCTTGGTCATTGGTCTGCCGCTTGTTCGCTGAGGGGACGCACGTCCATCGCTGGGCGCTGTCCCCTCACGAGCTGGCTGCATGCACCTTGCTCGGCTCCGCCATAAAGGCTGCGCCCGTCAATCAGCAATACGTACTTTGCCCACATTGCAACCTGCACCGTGGGCAAGTCGTCGGTGATGGCCAGGGCGGCAGGCTTTGCCATTGCCCCGAATGCGGCCCCGTCCACATCGAACCACAGGATCTGGCTGCGGTCATGCTCAACGAGGATTGGCTGCGCCAGAAGTTGCGCTTGGCACTGGAGATCAACAGCCGCGACGGCATTGATCAGGTTGGCCCTGGCATTTGGCGGTTGGGGGACGCTAGGCAAGGGCCGGTCATTCTGGCTCGTGGCCTGTCCACCCTTGTCCGCGCGCCTGCGATCTTGGATGGCTTCCGGGTCAAGGGTTCAAGCCTGCGGGTCATCACACCCAAGCCCATCGACCAGACTGCGCACCCATTCGCTGCCGACATTGAGTGGCTGCCACTTCAGGAGCGGTTCGCCTTCTACGGCGACGGCATCTCCTTTATTGCCCCACAGGGCCACCGCCTGGGAGAAACGCCACGTGAGGCCGTTAAACCGGTTTACGGCCCCTTCGCGGACGACTTCCGCACGGTGCTGCTGCCAGAGCATGGCCACATCAACCTCACTGGAGCGCAGGCTTCGGTTTTCAAGTCGCTTTGGTCGTTCAAGGGTGAACCGACTCGTGGCGAACGGATCATGGCCAAGGCCGGACTTGAAAGCGAGAAGCCTATCGATGTGTTCAAGGTGAAGGCGCGCGACAAAGGAAAACCGGGAGCCGATCGCCCGTTGTTGGCGTACCGAGAGCTGGTAGTCACCCAACCGCGTCAAGGACTTTATGCGCTGCCCTGCGCTTCAGGGCAATAACCTCAAGGAAGAAAGCTATGGCAACGAAAGATCAGATCAACAAAGCTTGGGATAACGCAGACAAAATACGCGGCAAAGATCCGGACCTCTACCGCAAGGACCCCTACGGGAATCCGATGTACCGCCACTCGCACGGAAAGAGCTCAGAAATGGGATGGGATGTTGATCACATCACCCCGAAATCACGGGGCGGCTCTGATTCAACGAAGAACCTGCAGGCGCTGAACTCTTCAGTGAATCGCGGCAAGGGTGACTCACTGATCAAGAAGAGTCGCCACTCGGGTTGAGGCATGCGACTGAAGGTCAGGCGATCTACTGATCTGATGGTTCGTTCAGTTTCGCCGAGACCTCGCGCTTGCCCATCTTGCGCACAGCAGAAATGGCCGCCAACTGGCTTGCGCGGGGCTTGGTTTTGCCCGTTTCCCAGTGGTAGACGCTCTGTGCCGAGACTCCCAACAGCTTACCCATTTCGGCAGCGCTGATTCCCAGCTTTTTGCGCAAAGCAGCAAAGCCTGCGACGCGGAAGCGCAATCCAGCCCCTGAATCGTCCTGTGTCGCTTCAACTGCTTTTGAACGGCTCACCCCCTTGGACATTTTCTTAACCAGCGCTTCTAGCTCAGCGAGCCTTCGCTTCAGGGAAGCGATTTCACCACGGTATGCAGCAGACGCCTTTTTCAGCGCTTGGGTCTCAGCTTTGACTTCTTTTTTGGCTAGCCGACTGACCTCGCCCTTAAATTGATTCGCAAATGTTGGCATTGCAGTTCCAGGAGAAGGTTGCCTGAGCATCATATCGAGCACCGTCGATTAAAAAGTCAGTGCACGCGAACATTGAAACCTTGAGGACGAGCTTGCCCGTCGCTTTGGACATTAATTTGGAGTGTCCGACCCATACTTTTCAGATGATTTCTCAACGCGTTGTGTCCGTCAACACACAAACCTCATGGTTTGCCTCAGCAAGTCGATAGCAAAACCTTCGTATCCGACACACGCGCAAGTTGTTGCCCTGAAAGGCGTTCTGCGTGTGCCACAGCGTGAGGGTTTGCAGAAGTTTTGTGAGAAGAGAAGGCGGAATATGAGATTTGGGGGGCAGTCCCGCCCCGAGTACCGGATGGGATTGGCACACGTGGAATGCCGCTGCACCCCGCGTGCTCTGGGGATGGCGCAAATGAAAACGCCCAACTGAGAACAGTTGGGCGTCTTGTATTGGTGGCCTGGGGCGGAATCGAACCACCGACACGCGGATTTTCAATCCGCTGCTCTACCAACTGAGCTACCGGGCCATAAGAGTGCTGATTGTAGCAGGGATTTTGCCGGAAAGTTCCGAGCTACCCGTCCAGTGTGGCTCCTACCTTAAAAAATGCTGCAGACCCTGCCCGCCACCACGCTCAACCACAGGACAGAAGCCCGACAGATTTTTGGGTTGGTTGCCCAGTACGCAGGCGTGAAATTACGCTGCTGTTTTTCTAGCAACTTGCGTGAAAAGCACCCAACTCGCCTACCCTACAGCCCAGCAGCTTGTGCAGCAGGGCATCCTCCCTCCACCCCTTCCAAAGCTGACGAAACTGGCCCTCGCAGAGCAGCAACGCAGTGAGAAAGTACACCACTTGCGTGATGGCGCAGTGGTTCTGTATAAGCGCAAAGAGAGCAGTGTTTGGCAGGTGCGCTTCCGTTTGTTTGAGCGCAAGGACTGGCTGAGCTTTTCTACCAAGCAACGTGACTTGGGTTTTGCCAAGCGTGTTGCAGGGGACATGTATGACCGAGCCCGTTTTAAGGAAGAACTGGGCATACCGCAGAGCGTCAAACGTTTCAGCAATGCAGCGGATGCTTGCATGAAGCAGTTGGACCGTGAGATTGAACAGGGTCTCAAGCCACGCACCAACCTGGACTACAAGCGGGTCATTCGTCTGTACCTCATCCCGTTCTTTGGCAAGTACAACCTGACCAGCATTGACGGCACATTGGTCCGGGAGTTTGAACTGTGGCGCAACGAGAAGATTGGCCGTATGCCTATGGCCAGCACACTGATGACCCATGCGTCTGCGTATAACCGGGTCATTGAAACTGCCATTGAGAACGGGTGGCTCAGCAAACACCAGAACACGCCCACATTGAGCCGCCGTGGTGAAAAGACCAAAGCTCGTCCGGGCTTCACTGTTGAGGAAGTCGATCAGCTGTTGGCGTTCATGCCTGATTGGGTGGCCGCTGGTGGACACAGAAACACTGGCCGCCAAATCAAGATGCTCTTGCGTGATTACGTGGAGATCTTGCTGGCTACTGGGATGCGGGCTGGACGCGAGAGTCTCAACATGCTCTGGCAGCACTTGGAGTGGCACACCGTCAATGAAGTCCGCTACCTGCGTATCTGGGTCAGTGGCAAAACAGGTGGTCGCTGGCTTATTGCCAAGCATCGCTCATGGGCTGCATTTGAACGACTGGCACTACGTCAAGCTGCTGTTGGAATGACATTGGATGAAGCCATCAAGGCCAAGTTGCCTCACAAGGTCTTTGTCTATGAAGATGGCAGTCAGCCCTATGGACTGCAAGGCACGTTCAGTCGCCTGTTGCAAGCAGCGGGGCTCAGCAAAGACAAGAGCAGTGGGCAGCAACGCACCATGTATTCATTGCGGCACACATACGCCACGATGGAGTTGATGGCTGGCACTGAAATTCACACCCTCGCCCGCCAGATGGGAACGTCTGTACTGATGCTGGAGAAGCACTATTCCAAGTTGACTGCCACGATGGCCGCTGAGCAGCTGGCATAA